AGAAATTCGTAGAAAGGTTTTTTTTGATAACCATAACTCTCATGTAGCTTTACAAATGTAAACCCAAGAGCTTTTAACCATTTTATAGCAGAAGTGTTTTCTGCATATACATAATTATAAAGTATTTTATAAGACTCAAGTAGATTATCAACCCATTTTCTGCCTTGTCGTATTAATTGTATTCTATATTTTTTATTATCAAACAAATCATCTGTAGCAACGCACCATATACAACCATCTTTCTGTACTCCACATAAGCCTATAGGCTGTCCATCATCATCAGCAATAGTCATATTAGTCTTACTACCTAAGAAGGTATAACTAAGAGCATCTTCTGGACTTAAGCCTGTTTGATATAAAGCTTCAATCTTGTCCATGACTCTCATGTTATCTACCACATATTTAAAATCTTTGAGGTTTGACTTTCTTAAATATCCCACTATATTCTTCTACTCCTTATATGAAATACTCCTTCATATTCTGCACTAGCTAAACGTGTAGGAAGAAACGTATCGTTTTTTATATCTATATCTACCCTGTCAGACTTACTCATTATGGGTACTTTAAATGTACCTGTATCTAAATTTATCTGTCCAATAGCAGCAGAAGCAGAACCAAGTAAACGA